TTCCTCTTGCAACTGTAGTAGCTGTTAAGAAGTTATCTTCATCAGCACCAGAAGCTGCACCCTTAGATAAATCTAAGCAGTTTGAACCTAATGGTCCAAAAGTAGATCCGAACAAACCATCTAATAAACTAAATAGTCTTGCAGAGTTTAGCTTGTTAACAGCATCTGCAATTTGATTTCTGATGTGACCCATTGGATCTTCACCAGCAGCCAATACAGCTACATCATCAACAGCATACGCAAAACCTCTATGACAGATAGTTGCGATCTGTGTTCCTGTACCAATCTTTTGTGGTGTCAAATAACCAGCGTTACTTGTACCCCAAGTTGCTGTACCATCTAAAATTTCTTCAGTTGGTGCGATTGGGTTAAATTCTGGAACTTGTATTCTTGTTCCACCTTCTGTTGCGTCAAGAAGTGAGCTTCTTACAACAGCACCAGATTTTACAAATGCACTACGTTCCTTGATAGCTTCGGAAACATATGTGCTGAGATTATTTCTCTTAACGATATCCGCTAATAGGACACCGCCAGAGTAATTCTTAAATGGAGCAGCCATTAAGATTTACCTTTTTAAGTTTTGCGATACCCTAATCACAGATAAGGGAATTAGTTTCACAGAAACTAACTATTTTTGTGCCTCTTGCTTGAGCACGGCTGCAAGCTGTGGGTCTTGATCTGATATTAGCATTTGTTGAGTTAGGTTGCCCGTTTTCCAAGGATTTACTTGACCTCCAGAAGCATTTGCTATAGGACTAGGCTTTGCACCCATTCCAGCAGCACTACTAGGTTTAAAATGATGTTCCCAACCACTTCCAGGATTCTTAAGACTTGACAAATAAGTATTTAAATCTTGTTCAACACCACCATTAAGAACAACTACATTACCTTCGGCATTTTTCTGTAACTTATTTTGTAATAATGACAAAGTTTGCTCAGCATTTATCGCTCCAAGATTACTAATAGCTGCCAATGCTTTTGTTTTGGTAGAAGCTACTTCATTAGAAGTTTTTAAATCTTCAAGCTGTTGAGATAAAGTCATTATTTTTTGTTCTTTATCTTGTGCTGTTTTATTAGCTTCTTCCCAAAGAGTTTTCCATTGTCCTTGATCTTCTAATTCTTGTTTTCTCTGTTCCTCTTTTTTCTTATAAACTTCATCAAGTTTATTTTTTGCACCTTTAAATCTTTCTTCACCTTCAGCAATTTGTTTTTTTAAAGTTGAAATTTGTTCTTCATACTGTGTTTTAACAGCAGTAAGATCAGGTGCTTGTGGTTGTGTTGGTTGAGTAGTTTGTGAAGGAGTGTCAGTCACAGACTGTTCAGCATTGGTCACAGACTCAGGCTGAATTACTTTTTCTTCGATTGCCATTAATTATTCAGAAAGAGGGTTAGTAGTTTTCTTTTTAGCAACTTTTTTCTTAGTTACTTTTGGTTCGGGAGTAACTTCAGGAGTTTCCTGTGTTTTAGGTTTTAACTCTGCTACTTCCCATTTATAAGTTCCGTCAGATTGCAGAACTTTATCAAGTGATCCAGCCATAAAAATGTATGTACTTAACTATCATTGTAACAAACTATTCAGCTTTGGCTTCATTTCCTGATGGCAGCACTTCTCCCTGAACCAAAATATCTCTAAATTCTTCTCTATCAATGACTTGTTGATCAAACAATGATGTTAAAGCTGTAATATCCTGTCCAATTAATCTTTCAATATCAAAATCTCTACTGATCTTTACTTTTGGCGGTTCAATTCCTACATATTGTGCAGATAAATTAAATGCTTTTTGTAGTTTTTGCTCTAATTCCATAGAAACCATAGCAAGCATAGAATTAGTATCAACTCTATCTAATCTTCTGGCATCAGCACTTTCAGCTACAAACTTTTGTTGACTTAAAGTACTAATACCAAGAGTAGCCATTTGCATTTGCAACTCTTTTATTTCAGCAGATTGAGCTTCAAATGCACTAGAAGCTGGTTCTACATAATAAACTTTATTACCAGGCTGAGTTGCCATCGCATAATTAACAGAAATAGCAAGATCTTTGGTCTGATCATCATATCCTTCCATTACTAACATTGGTTGAGATGCAACGTGCAAACTATGTATTAAATCAGCCTGTCTTTGAAAATGTGCAAGATTTAAATATGCAATATCTAATAAAGGTGGTTTACTTACTAAATTTTCAGTTTTTCCAGAATAAATAGTAACTAAAGGTATTTCTCCAAGAGAAAAACTACCAGATTCAACTTGTTGATAATCTTTATCTGCTGATCCCATCTCAAAATTTCCTGTCACACTGTTATCAGAAACATCATACATTTCTTCAATTTGCTCTTTTTTCCGAAACACTCTGTACTTACCAGGCTCTATTACTCTTATTTGGTCATAGACCTTTTCACCAAACTGACCATCAGGCAATACAGCCTTTTCTGCAATTCGAGCTTGTATAAGATTCCCATAATTTGATTCTCTATCAAGTCTCCAACCATATAAATTATTAGGATCTACTTCAATCCAATAAGGTCTGCGATCTTGTGCTCTTTCTTCAGCTAGACTCTTTGCACCAGAAGGTGCAGGATAATCTACAAGAATATGACTTTGACCATAAGTAAGAGAACACATTAATATTCTTCTTGCATATTCATCTAAATCTGATTTACAACCATCAACATCCATTTTAAACATTTCTGTCCAATAAGGATCTCCAGTAAGTGTTATTGGCTTTCTTAGTACTAAACCTGTAGCTGCTCTTATTAATCTTTGTGTAAAAGGACTAAATACTGATCTATTTACTCTTGCAAGATAAGCGTCATAATCCTCTCGTGGCTCTAAAGGTAAAAACGCTTCACTATTTTCTCTTAAATATTCAGTACCTTCAGTAACTGCTTTCATTATTTCCCAACCCTTCATCATATCTAGAACTGCTCTAGTTCTAGTAAACGGACTATCAATCCCTCCTACTGACGTAGATGAAACAATATTTGTTCGTATTGGACCTGGGATTGCGTAAGTCATTTAGGACAGTTCCATTTTTTTAAAGCTAGACCTTTTCTAGTTAATTTATTGTTTTTACTTATTGGCCCTTTTACTCCAGACATTCGAGCACAAAAAGATTTTTTTCTCGCCTTTTCTTTAGGAGTTAAATTGGTCTTTTTTGTGACAGGTGCTTTTAAATTGCTTCCTGTAACACGATTGTATTTAGCTCGACCTTTGGCAGTCAGTCCACCTGTTCGAGATTTTTCACCTCGACCAATAGATAAACTTACTCCCTTTTTTCTAGACATTAGATGTCAAAAGCGTCAACAGGACCACTCATTTGGAAACTTATAGATACTGTAGAAATATCTCCAACAGTAGAACTTAAAGATGCACCTGTAACAATTCCGTTAAAGGCTAATTTTTTGTTACCAGAAGTATCTAAAAATAAACTAAATTTTGCATCTGCTGGATCTTCAGCCGTTGTTATATCTGAAACAATTTTTGCTGTTTCATCTCCTGATGCAGCAGTATATAAAATATCAGCTGTACCAGAACCAGAAAGAAGAGATCCTACATACTTTCTAGCTGTATCGCCATGAGCAGTACACTCTAAAGTGTCTTTGGAGAGATCCATACTCCATGCTGTTGTTGAAGTTATAGCGGCAGGTGTACCCCCTGCTGCTGCAAAAGCTACAGAGCCTTCTTCGCCACGAAAAAATGCCATGATTTAAGAAAATTTTTACTTATAACAATATATTACCTTGAAACTACAACTTTCACAGTTATTTTTTCTTCTTAGTTGATTTTTTTGATGTTTTTTTCTTTTTACCTTTACGAATAGAAGAAATATATCCTTGACATCTTGCCATTGCATGAGATTTTGCCATTTTTAACTCCTTTTTTAGGTTTTTTTGCGTCTATGTTGATATGTTATCTTTTTACTACCTGTTTTAGCACGTTTAAATCTTGCTTTTTCACTTGCTGACATTTCTCCTACAGTCTTAGGTGTCTTACTTGAAACACGTTTACTTGGTCTGCAAGCAGGATAACCTCGCTTTTCTCCTTTGGAACGACCACAAGGTTTTCCTGTTTTTACATCAACCCAATTTTCAGCAAACCAACGTGTCAAACCACCTTTGGCTTTTGGGTTAGGTTTACTTTTTCTTTTTTGTAACACTTTTCTTCCTTGTAGTAGGTTTCTTTTTTAATACTTTGTACTTTCCACCACGTTTTTTGTACTCTCGTACAAGCCACGCATTAGCATAAGCAGAAGGATAAACAGGGAACTTACGTTCTGCTGCTCTTTTTACTCTTTCATAGAGTTCTTTATCTACAGGAACATTCACCACGTTTTTTAGTTCCCTTTTTTTTCTTTTTCTTTTTTGGAGGTCTTCCGACTTTAGAGCCATAACTCCCTTTTCCCATTGGCATAGTAAAAAGTAACTCTTAATATATTCTAAACGCAGTCTGACCTAATGTCTCTGGTTTTGCCAAATTAAATTGTTGTAAACATAGATAACCAAAGGCATCAAAAGCATGGTCAACCCCCAGATGTTTATTAGGCATCCCTGTATTTGGAGCGTAAGTTAAAGTTCTAAGTGCTTTTATCAATTCTTTACATCGGGGATGGATAAATGTTCGCTGGTTTCCATCAGCATCTAACAAAGCGGTATTTACAGCAGTAATTTTATCTCTGATCTTCCAGGGAGATTTAGGACTCATAACTGTAAAACCAGACCTTCTGAGAATCGTATGGTCTGTAACACCTACCCCACTTGTCTTTCGTGCATTACCTGTAGGGTCAGGACAAGCAATTATTCTTCGATCTACTCCATATCTTCTCGTAACCTCTTCCGCAAAATCCCAAGTTGTTGCCCCACCCGTCAACATGATCTCATCAAACACATAAAGACAATCATTATGCTTTACTGCACAAATTCCTGCCATCGGATCTACGTTAAAATCTAACCCAATTAACAAAGGCATCATGTGTAAATCCTGTACTTCCTTATCAATATTGTCATCGCTGAAACTAACAGCGACTAACCCAGTAAGATTTTCAAAACTAGCTTCAAATTCCTGTCTAAATGTTCTTGCATCTAATTGACCTTTAGCTGCTTCGACTTCTTCTTTCTTAACATTACCCCCTTCAATCGTAGTAAAACTCCACCTAGTCCAATCATCTCGCTCCGTTTCTCCACAAAAACACCACATATCATAAAACCAACTTGCAGTTCCATCTGGTGTACTAATAAATAAAGCCCATCCTTGTTTATCAGCCAAAGCTGGTCTTATAACTTCTGCCCATACGTCTTTATCCATAAAAGCAGCTTCATCAAGCACTACCCCTGCTAAACTTCTTCCCCTTAAGGCCATTGCATTTTCAGTGCCCTTCAACTCAATACTCGATCCATTAATTAAATCTAGTCTCAAATCTGTCTCGTTTTTAGCTTGTACCCATACTTTTGGGACTAATTTCTTTAATTCCTTCCACGCAATGTCTTTTGCCATCCGATATGTCGGGGCACAGTAGAAATAAACTTCCCCAGGTCTGTTAATCGCTCCACGAAGTAGCTCAATACAGCTTAAATATGATTTTCCAAACCTTCGCCCTGCTACTAATATCCGAAATCGCTTCTCACTATTGAAAACTTGCCCCTGGGCATACCTTAAACTGATTTCTGGTGCGTTTTTTACTGCCATACACTAATAAAATAACAAATTTTTCAACTAATACCCCCTAGTTATAGCCTAAATTACAATTTCTAGGTTATCATTCAATTAACACCTTACCTGATTGAGTCCGTGGCTGAATCGATTTTATCTGGCTTCGTTCCAGAAGATTTTAAAGAACAACAAGTAAAGCAAAAGAGAAGAGCTAAGTTTGCTCCTAATACTCAAGAGCATATCCAGGCTAGAAGTCAGCGTTTATATTCTAGA